CCACGAGTCACCGCGGCCGTCAAAGAGCAATTCGACCGGGATCATGCCGCCGACATCCTCGTCCTTTCCCGCGAGGCCGAAAAAGAACCAGTCGTCCGACGCGTCCCGCAATCTCTCATCATCAACGTCATCGGGGCCCTAGAAGGGCTGACGATCATCCCGTCGGCCACGCCCCAGCCATCTTGGTTGACTTCCGGCCAGCCCATTGAAATGCCTGTGGTTGCCCTCCAAAACGGCCTGCTGCATATTGATCAGCTCCTGGCCGGCAAAGATGACTTCCTTCGCCCGCATTCCCCGCGATGGTTCTCCACGGTCTGCTTACCCTTTGAATTCAACCCAGAGGCCACGGCTCCCAAGTGGAACGCCTTTCTGGAACACAACCTTGAAATGGACCCTGAGCGGATTAAGCTCCTCCAGGAGTGGGCCGGCTATCTCTTGACCCCAAGCACCGATCATCAAGCTTTTCTCATCTTGGAAGGCGAGGGCGCTAACGGCAAATCGGTCTACTGCGCGGCTATTGAGGCCATGCTCGGCCCTGAAAACGTTTCCCACGTCTTCCTGGAGATGTTTGGCGTTCAGTACGCCCTGACTGACACGCTCGGAAAACTGGCAAACATCGTGGCCGACTGCGGGGAAATCGACAAGATTTCCGAGGGATTTCTGAAAGCGTTTACCTCTGGCGATGCCATGCAGTTCCTCCGGAAATACCTTGATGGTGTGAATGTCGTTCCGTCAGCTCGGCTCATGCTTGCGACCAATAATCTCCCTCGCTTTGCCGATCGATCATCCGCAATTTGGCGACGGATGATCCTGGTCCCATGGCGAGTAGAAATACCAAAAAACAAGCGAATTCTCGGCATGGATTCGATCCAATGGTGGCAAGATTCCGGCGAACTGCCGGGCATTTTCAACTGGGCCCTCGTCGGCTTGCACCGGCTTCGAAAGCAGAAACAATTCACTGTATCCGAACTGTGCGAAGATGCCCTGAAAACCTACAACGCAGAATCTAACCCCGCTGGCCTGTTTCTCGCCGAAGCCTGCCGAGCCGACGAAGCCGGCCGGGTCGAGTGCCGCGAACTGTACAATTCCTACAAGAAATGGGCCAAAGATAGTGGATACAAACCCCTCGGAGAAAGGATGTTTGGCAAAGAAGTCAGGCGAAAATTCCCACTGGTCGAACGCCGGCGGATCGGATCAGTGGTTACGCGGTCATGGACTTACTGCGGTGTGCATTTTCTTGGATTACCAGAAGATTCACTTACTCCATAGGCCACACAGGACATTAGCAACCCACTTTACTTAATTTACGCAGAGTGTGTCCTATATGTCCTATTGTCCTATGTTTCTAAACTGTGCTCAGTTTGAGAATACTAATCTACGGTAGATTGCAATGTATGACAAGCGCATATAGTAAACAGTAGGAAAGCATGGTCCAATAGGCCAATAGGACATATACCCCAGTTTAATAGGGCTACCTAAAATGACAACACTCAAATCTATGATTGCGGCCAATACTCCAACTCAAAAAACACCACTGGTAACGCCTTGCCCGATCTGCGGGTCGGCCGTTCTTTGGATCGACCCCTACGGCAATGCTCATTGCCCTGGTTGCGATCCACCGGCGGCCGTGGCGATGATCCGCCGGAAGGTAGTAGTCCAGCACGGAACCGGGCCCGGCGGGACTGATCGGCTGGTTGACCTGGAAGAGGTGAGGCGGGGGCAGGGTAACGGACAGGGTAACGGGGCGGCTGAAACCCGGCCGGAGGCTCATGCCGTGGGCCCGCCGCCGGGCGTTGGTTATGACGAGTGGTTCGACAGCAGGGCGAGCGGTTCGCCTTGACAAATGAGGTGAAAGGGACTAAGAATTCCAGAAAGCGGAGGTCACAATGAGCGGGAAAGAATTTCAGGCGGGTGAAGAGGTGTACGTGCGGGCGAGGGTTCGAGATAAACTTGAGCCGATTGATTCAGACGGCGATTTGGAATTGGAGACTTCGGTTTCAGGGGATTGTCAGAAAACTTGGGCCGATCCTTCTACCGTCATCTCCGCCGCTGATGTCGAAGCCGCCCTTCAGGCCAAGGCCACTCTCGACACGTTGCATTCGGACATTGGCGACCGGGAGGTAATGGCCGGCAGGCTTGCGATCGAAGGGCTCGCTGATCTTGGTGTTGAGCACGCCATGGCCGCCATCTATCGCCCGGAGCCGGCGAAGCCAGAACCAAACAGACTTACGGTGACGTTCAAAAACTTTGTCACCGAAGAGTTGGAAAAGGCTTTCGGGGCGGGGTTTAGCACTCTGGGCGATGTTGTCGCACGGGCTCTTGAAAAGGCGGCCAGCCGCGTCGACGAACTGAAGGCGGTCGAATAACAACCAACTCACAACTCATTCTTTAGGAGTTATTCCAAAATGAAAACACGCCAGCAAATTCGAGCCGCGTTCCTTGTCGTGGTGATGATGGTTCTCGGAGCCATCTTCGCTACACTGGCCGACGCCCAGTGCATGAGCGGAGTGTGTCCGATACAACGGTCGGTGCGTCGGCATGTTCAGCGGGCACACATGCACGACCACGTGCAGAACGTAACGCGGTATCGTGGCGGCAAGGTCAAAGTCTGGCGGGTGTGGGGCGTTCGGCGGCGGGTGCTGCTGGCGGAGTGATCGTGTACTGACCAAGTTACCCACTTTAACAGGAGACACGAACGATGGAATGGATCTTGCTGATCGAGAAGATTATCGAGCTGATCCAAAAGTGCCGCGAGAACCGCTCCCGGTCTGAGATCGAAGGCGGGCTCAAGCGGCCCGGTCGCCTTGAGCGATGGGCTTTGCGACGGGTCCTCAAGCAAGAGACAAACTTGCGGGGCAGGGTTTTACGCGACAAGGTGGACGAAGGTATCGACGAGCTACGGTCGCTTGATGCCGATGACATCGAGTTCCTAATGGACGAGGCAGAGAAGTAGAACGGGCTGAAGCGGCGGCGGCGCGTTCACTCATGCCGGCGACGAAAAGTGCCGATCGCGGGATTAGATACCCTGCCGGCCCGCCGCTTTGTTTTGAAAGAAAATCTAAGCCAACGAACACAGGCAAGGAAAACAATTATGTCAGTATCAGATTGCTTGGCAGCCAAGCAGACTCCATTGGAGGCGGTGACCAGCAAACTCAGCGACTCCGTGGACCAACTAGAGTCGGCATACAATTCGATAGCGATGAAGCTCACACCTTTATTGCAACCCGAACCGCCCGGCGAAGACGATTGCGGACAAGATTGTCCGTCTTGTGGCCCCCATGTGGGCAACCTGCTTAACCTGAAAAATAAGATATTGGCCGTCGCCAACCAAATGGGCGGATTGAGTGATCGACTGGACTGCTGATACCAAAATGGAGCCAGCAAAATGATCACCGGTCTGATTATCGTGCTTGTGCTGCTTGCCGTTGTAAGGCGACTCGATACGGAGTGGTGAACATGGACCCACGATCGTCAAGGCCCTGATCGTCGCCGCGTCGCCGCGTTGGCAATCGGGGTTTTCGCGTGGCTGATGTGGAGGGCGGGATAATGGCAGACGATTGGCGGCTGACTGTAGCGTTTGTATGTTTTGCGGCGGTCCCCATCCTGTTCGCGATTGCTTTCGTTATCGATTTATTGAGGATACCACGAAGGTGACGATGTGACTTGGGAATTCTGGTTGATAGTCGGCGGCATTCTGTTTGCGATATTCGCCGTGGGCCATCTCGTGGCAGACCTCAAAGATTGGGAAACGAAGATGATGGGAGGGCACCGATACAATGACAAAAATGAATCGTAACCCAACCCCACCCAGCCGGGACCGAGCCCGCCAGCAGCGAGTCAGGCGGGAAATCAAGCGAGGGGCTGAGTTTCGAGGCCATAAAATATATGAGCGTGATGGGCATTGGTATTTTCTTGATACCAATGAAGCCGTAGCCACCACCTGGAGGACTCGTGCCTGTGGCCATTGTAATATGGAGAACACGCCAGAGGGACACGATGGGTGTATTGGCTACCTGTCCGCCGTGATGAACGCCTGTTGTGGACACGGCGAGTCGGCAGCAGCATACATACAATTTATTGACGGATCGATTATTCAAGGGCTTCAAGCTATCGAAAGGATGAACGATGTCGAACGAAAGTTGTGCCATGCGTAGCCTAATCCTACTTGCCGCGTTGATCCTAACGACGCCCGCACTCGCTGAAGAGCCGCTCGCGTACTCGGCAACTCCCGTCACCGGCGTCGTGATCGATGTCGATGGGAACGTGGTCTTGTGGCTCCGCTACAAGGGCGTAGTGGGCGAGTACAAGTTCGAGCTACGCGACACGCCACCGAGGGCACCTGATCCGCCTGATGACCCTGCCCCGCCCGAGACCGACCTTACCGCGTTTGTCGCGCGACTGACGGCCGACGTGGAGGCGTCCGACCACGAAAGCGTCGCCGATATCTTTCGAGCCATTGCCGACAGAATCGCCAGCGGAGACCTACGAGGAAGTACAGCCATCGGGGCCGCAACTGCCGACTCGCTCCTCGGAGCGAAGGATAAGAAGGGCAACAGGCCGAACCGGGCTGCTTGGGCGCCGTGGTTCTCGGCGTTGATGACGCACCTGTTCGTTGACGTCCAACTCGTGACGCAGACCCAGTGGGAGAAAGCATACCGCGAGATTGCGAAGGTGGTGAAGCCATGAGTATGAACGCGAGCCAGATTATCGAGTTGCTCGACTCGACGGGCCACCTCGATTACCCGTACGGGAAATGGCAAGAGCGTCCCCCGGCGTCCACGGGCTTGGATGTTTCGGGGGTTCAGCGAGCCATCGCCAGCTACCAAGACTTCAACATGGCGGCGCTCGAGCCGCTTTGCCAGTGCCACCACTCCCGGCCACCACAAGCGAACGGCGAGATTGGCCCCGCAACCCGCGAACTCTTCAAAAGCCGTATTTGCGGCTGCCCGGATTACGGCGAGAAGGTGTTGCCAGTCGTGGGCAAGGGTAGCTGGAAAGAGTGCCACGGAATTGGCAAATACCACGCGGCCACGGTGTACATCGACGAAAGCGGGATGCCGGGTTTTCTCAAGCCACTGTTTGATGAAATTTGGGGCCGAGTGGTCCGCTCATACGAGGACATCGGGCTTCGGTGGATTCGCACGACCAAACGGGACGCGAATATCGATTTCCGGTTCGTCAACCGCGGTGCGGGCTGGATTGGGCTGGCCATCGTCGGGCAAGGTCAATCATGCGGTAGCCAGATTTGGTGCAAGTACGTTTCCGGATGGCACCCAAGCAACGTAGTACCCGCGTGGACCGAGTTGATTCAACATGAACTGGGACACAACTGCGGTTTGCAGCACAGCCGCGGCGGCAAGATGAACGCCAGCCTGATCATTGGCGGCGACCCCACGTGGCGAGGCGACCCGTCAGAATCGATCCTGAAGCGGCTATACGGAGGCGTGCCGATACCTGCACCTGAACCGCCCGTGCCGCCAGGACCGCCGCCGGGCGAGGAAGATCCGCGCACGTTCTCGGGCATCCTGACAAACAAACTGAAGGAGCAAGTCGACGTTATCATCCGCCCGCGGGAGACCCCCGACTAGGAGACCGTCATGTCCGGCAAGATCGTCCTATGCCTGGAAGCACACGACACGGGGACGGGTGAAGCGATCGAGGATGTGTTGACGCTAGATAGGGACAAGCTGCTTGCACACGACCGAGACGAATGGGCGGAGTTTTATCGGTGGAATTCGACCGTGCCTGATGCGCTGATGAGGCAGATACTTGCGGGCAACGGTGGGGAAACGACGGAGTAGAAACGATGGATACTATCCAGATAATTGTCGTTGTGGCCCTTGGTTTTTACGCTGGTGGGTTCATCGCTACTTTTCCGCACATTGCATTCATGCTTGTTCAGCTAACAAAAGAAGACTGGCCAGTCTGGAGGTGTATTTGGCAGGCGTTTTGCGTTTCATCTTTCTGGCCGGGAGCAGTGGGACTACTGGCTTTTTATTTTGTTCTAACACTGAGGGACAGAAAACTATGTCGCTCGGTGTGGATACGATTACGTGATTAGCAGGGAGGCCGATCATGGGGTACGAATGGATAGCTGGGGTTATTATTGCCGGCATGGTCTCGGCCAGTCCGATCGTCACGGCGGCCATCGTGAAGATGATTCCGCGAAACACGAATGGACTTAGCAAGCGTGTCGGCAAGGTGGAGCAAGAGCAGGCTGCAAACACTGTACGGTTTCAAGAGATTCTTCGTCGCCTGAAAAGTATCGAGGACAAGATGGAATGAAGCACCCATTCATACAGCCCGGCGGAACGATCCTGCGTCGCCAGCAGCGAATGGAATCGTCGGGCATAGACGATCCATTTCAAGGCGACACGCTCCACCTGGATCCACGCAAGGGCCTCAAGCTAACGTCCGGTGTCGTGGAGGACTGGGCAGATATCGTCCGTGGCGTTCATACGGCGACACAAGCGACGGCATCAAAGCGGCCGACGCCAGGCACGGCACCAGTCCAGCTTTCGTTCGATGCGACTGACTGGCTCAACGTACCGGATTCGAGCGACTTGCGTTTTTTGAACGGTGTCGATTTTTCCATCATGTTCTGTATCGAATATATCTCCGGGGACTTCGGCGGACCAATGATGGTTGGGGCACCGGGCGTCAGGATTGCGGCTAACGTTGGCTACAACGGCTTTGATACATCCATAGATTCCGGCAACAGTGGCCGCATGTCTATTCGATGCCGTGATGATAATGATGATTTTGTGCAGCCCACGGCTTTTACTGGTCTTACCGGCGATGGATTCAACGTCTTCTCTGCGACGTTCGATTGGTCTGGTAACTTGAGCATCTACAAAAACGGAGGAACGCCCAACACCGCCAGTATGGCGGGGTTGACCGGTGATCTAACGGCCGGCAACGGTTTGACGATCAGCAAGTCGAACATTGGCGACAACGATACTGTGATGAACGTCACCCATATCGTGCTCGCTCGCCGGCTTTGGACGGTCGACCAACACAATGCCCGGGGTCGTTTCCTTGCGGGCGAGGTGGGGAAAACCTGGGTGGACGTGTAATGAACGCCGTAGACTTTCAACGCTGGGTAGGAATCGTTTCGGCTGCCGACCGCGATGCCGCGAACAATGCACTGGCCGCCCTTGGGTATGGGCCAGATAATTTTTCGATGGCGCTGATCGCAGTGCTATCGGCCAGCGATGCTCCGGCCGTTGACTACCTCACCGATTGGGGAGGTGGCGACGAAACGGAATGGGCTGCTCGAAAGGCGGCGGTTGCTCACCTGGATGTCACCTGGCACGATGAGGGCCTACTGGTCGACCGGCGAGAAGACAAAGACAAGGGGTTGTCTCCATTGCTCGGCCGGCGGAATCAGAAACCGAAACTCACTTCCACGTAAGGGAACTTTCCATGGCTCAACTTGTAAACGACGCCAGCTTGATCTACGCCGGCGATTACGAACAACTGACCGGCCTTTCATCGGCCAAGCGGTTGCAATCGATTCCCGCGGGGGCTCGCGTGGCGTTGATTCAGGCGACTGATCAAAACGTTCGGTGGAAAGACGACGGCAACGATCCGACAACTAGCACGGGCATGCAGTTGGCCGCCGGCAAGGATCTGTTCTACACCGGCAACCTGGCGAATCTCTCGTTCATCGAGGAAACGGCGACGGCTAAACTGAACGTGCTTTACTACCAGTAGGTGGCTGGCATGGGCAGGAGGATTTCCAACGATTTGCTCTGCAAGGCGATCGCGAAAGCCGGCGGCTACGTTGCCGATGCGGTCAAGATAGTCGGTTGCGACAACGGCGTTTTTCATCGTCGCGAGCGCGAACGCGGTGAAGACGGGGACAAATACCGGGCGTGCTTGGAAGCCGCGAGACTGAATATCGTCGACAATGCCGAATCCGGCTTGGCTCAACTCGTGGAGGATGGAAATGTTGCCGCCATTATCTTTACGCTGAAATGCCACGGTCGGCAACGAGGATGGATTGAACGAATCGAATCGTGTTCAATCAATCTCAATTTCACTTCGGAAGATTTACAGAAGATGAACGATGACGACTTTTACGACCTCGCCAAACAGCTACAGGGCCAAGCAAGAGTTGTGCTTGAGAGTCCTAGTGGAGGAGGAGAGACGCCGGCGAAAAAGAGAAAAGGAACGTACCTCGGCCCTCCCGGAGCTAACGGAAACGGTCGCGACAACAATGGGGAAGTATTGCCCGATTGACCCGTGGCCGAAGCAACAAGCATTTCTCAGGCTGGATTGTCAGGAGGCGTTTTTCGGCGGGGCGGCCGGCGGTGGAAAAAGTTTCGTTCTGTTGATGGCAGCCGTCCAGCACGTCCACGTCTCGGGATATCGGGCCATCATTCTCCGCAAGACACTCCAGGTGATGAAGGGCGGCAAGGCTGTTCTCGACATCGCCAAAGAGTGGTGGATGAAAAAGCCTGGCGTGAAATTCAACGGCTCCGATAACATCTTCACGTTTCCGAGTGGAGCCACGATTAAATTCCAACAGTGCCAGACGCCGGATGATCGATTTTTATTTGCCGGCACCTCCTACCATTTTATTGGCTGGGATGAACTGACGGAGTTTTTCGGGATGTCTGACGGCGAGCAGAATCCGTATCTTTACTGCTTTCGCTCGCAACGACTTTCGACCGAAGACAGGGCAGCTGGCGTTCCTTTGCGTGTTCGTTCAACCGGCAACCCGGGCAACGTCGGGCACATGTGGGTGAAGAATCGCTTCATTACCGACGAAGCCCACGAGGTCTTAATAGCCGGCGGCGATGGCGTTTTTTGGGGGAATGGACGTGCGTTTGTTCCGTCCAGGATCTCCGACAACCCTGCCCTGGACGAAGAGGAATACAGACGAAGCCTTTCACACTTACCGCCGGTCACTCGCGAACGGTTGATGAACGGCGACTGGTCGATCCAAGAGGATTCGGTCATTCAGGAGCATTGGCTCCGCTACTTTCGGATGCAAGGTGAGAATTTGGTTGGCATTGATCCTAACGGAGTCAACCAGATCATTGTCGACCAGCGAAACTGCCAGCGGTTCGCGACGATCGATACCGCTGGTACCAGCAAACAAAAAGCACAAGAGCAAAAGGGCAAGTCGCCCTCCTGGTCGGTGTGCATGATCTGGGATATGTGGTCGCCATCGAAGATCCTTTTCCTTCGGCACACTTGGCGGGCACGGGTTGGGTTCATCGACCTGGTTGCCAGTGTGAAAGGCGTGTTGGGCAAGTGGAAATGCCAAAAGGCGGTAATCGAACATGCCCACGTTGGGTACGCGCTGGGCGAGGAATTGAAACGGCACGGGCATTTCCCGCAACTTGTACCGACCAAACTGCCTGGAATGAAGACGTCCGGATCATCGGGCACGGGTACGGGCGGGGCGAAGTTAGAGCGAGCAGTTGCAAGTGGCTTGCTCAAAAAGCTGGAAGCCGGCGAAATCTTCCTACCCAAGCCGGACGCCATCGAAGGCGTTCTAGCCTGGCTAGCCATCCTTCAATCGGAATGGCTCGGCTGGACCGGCATGGACGAAGAGACGGCCGATCAGGTCGACACGGCGAGCTACGCGGCGAACGAATGCCGAACCCCGGCCGGCGGAGGCTGGGGCGGCGTTGTCAATGTCACCAACGAGAAAGGAATGAGGGCGTCATGGTAAAAGGAAAGAGTCCAATTGGACCGGGGGCAACCCCGTCGCCACCGCCATCGGCATCGATAACGCCGGATACAGGATCTCCGCCAACGCGGGATCAAAGTCCGCCAACGTCTCCACCGCCTTCGGAGAGTCCTCCGGCAACCCACGAAGACGATCCGTTTCTGACACCGGAGGAAGTTGGCCGAAAGATCGGAAAGAGTGGCCGGACTATTCGGCGGTGGTGTGACGAGGGAGTGATGGAGGCGGCCCGAGTGTCAGGCAGGGGCTGGATGATTCGCACCTCAATCGTCAATCGATTCCTCGCCGGTACGAATCTGCCCATGCAGAAAATCTAAGGCCCGCTGATACCAACGTCCCTGCCCGGTCCGAAGTCCAGAATGAAGTCGGACTGCTTGGCTGGTCCGATGTCGATGTCGTTTGACCAAACGGTTTTCGCGCTTGGATCGTTGATCGTAGCCGTGCCGGACAACCCGCCTTGCAAGGTGGTGTTGGTGATGGTGACCGTTCCAACGGCATCGGCGGTGTTGAACACGCTGCCCGGGCCCATTATCAGGTTGGTGATCGTTGGGGCTCCGGTTGGCGAAAGGTTGAATGCACCGGAGAAGATGTTCAGGTTGGTGATGTCGTCGGCCGCCTTGCTGTTGATCGTGCCGCCGCGGATGTTGATCGTGACTAAGGGATTCGATGCAAAGTCAGCAGGAAGAGTGAGAATCGCGGCTCCATTGACGTTGAATGTTGTATTGTTGCCGCTAAACACACCAATAAGAGACACATCCGAATCACCTTCGACGTTCAGTGCAATAATGGAGCCATTCCCTTCGCTGTCGTTGAATTCAATGGAACCGCCGAAGATATTGGCAACAGCAATGCCGGGCCCGTTCTGCGTATACTCGACTGTTTTCTGGTCGTCTGAAGATGATCCTGTTGAAAACACCGTGAAGGTTGTCACTTCGTCGTTCCGTCGTAACCGGATCTTTGCACTTCCGGCCCCTTCTCCCTTTCCAATTTCGATGACATCCGCATCGATGACCAATGCTCTTGTCCTGTATTCGTTGTAGTCGGTATCGCCGTCTTCGTTCGTTGCGGGTAATCCAACTTCGCCGGTGTAGCTCGCTTCGAATTGCAATGTCAAGTCGCTCGCGACCCCTGACTGGTCGAGATTGTATTTCATGTCCACGTCAGAATCGCGGAAGATTACGATGTCACTTCCTGCGGGAATCGTTCCGCGTACACCATCCGTCTTGAAGTTGTTCGCCGACCAGACGTTCGGCCCATCGTTTGCAACGGCCGCTGCGACAGTAAAGTCCTGATCGTCGTACGCACCGCCGTAAACGTCTTCAAAACTGTCTACCGTAACAGTGAACGGTTTTCCAGGAGTGTCGGCGGTCAAAGTCATGCGGCCAAACTCGCCGGTGACCTCGCAAGTGACCTCTGCGAATTCTGGAATCGTTGAAGCGTTCCACGCGGCGGCAATTTGCACAGCCACGGTAGCGGCGTCCGTGCTGGCCGCCACAACGTCCACGTTCTTTCCGTTGATGGTCATTCGGAAAAGGTCGCCCACTTCGATCGTTCCGAACACGACCAGGCTATTCACCTGTGCGATTGCGATTGCATCACCGGAAAAAATTCGCGTGGCCATGATATTCTCCAAAAAGAGAGGCTTCTCCGGTAATCGTAGGTGCAATCGCAAAAACGTTCAATGCGGACTGCCTGGACATTCTGGACATTCTGGACATTCTGGACATAAAATTTTTAACCGGTCTTGAGGGATTTGGTTTTCGTGCATAATCTTCGGGCATGGCTATGTTTGAAAAGAATATCCTGAAAGTCGGCAAGTATCAGTCGCCGGACGGTGAGTTGAACATTACGCCCGAACGGATCAAGCACTTTGCCAGCGAGTTTTCGCGGATGAAAAAGGCCGGCTTGGCCGTGCCCATGGCGTGGTCGCACCCGGACGCACTGGCTGATTCCTTGCCCGTGGTTGCCCCAAAAGATCGCCGGAGGCCGCCGCAAGACACCGCCGGCTATCTGACGGGGTTCACGCCAGCGAAAGATGGCCAATCCGTTGACATTTGTGTTGACGTGCCGCGAAAAACCGACGCCGAAAAAGTCAAAGCCAATCTCGCTTTCGTGTCGCCGGTGATTCTCGATACGTTCAAAGACGGCCAGGGTGAAGATTATATCGATTGCATTACGCACGTTGATCTTGTCCAGTACCCCGTCGATTCCAAACAAGGAAAGTTTTCGCCCGTTGCGACCGCGTGTGCGTTGCGGATGTGTCTTGCCGCCGACGCCAAAACCAGCCAGAAACCGAGCTATTACCGCATGGCACACGAGGACGACAAAATGGGTAAAGACCGCACCGGCAATCTGAGCGTCGACGACGGCAACAAACCGATCGTGACGGACGATTCGGACAAGTCGGAAAACAACAAGACCGACAACAACGACGATTCGACCAGCGATAATCCGGGTGAGTCAAACGAGAACAACAACGACGTCACATCCGATTTGCAAGACGGAACCGGCGAGGCCGTAAGCGATGATGCTGGTCGGCTCCGCTCGGTAATCGAGGCACTGGCCGCCCTGAAGGTCATGCTGCCCGAAGACACCAACACCGTCAATCTTTTGCCGCGACTTGAAGCGGCTCTTTTGACCTCCGCCGCAATCACAGGAGAAGGCGACATGGGAATCCAAACCGGCACCGCGGGGCTGGAAACAGAGAGTCCGGTCTTGGCGGCAATGTCGCTTCAGGCCCGGTCCGCTCATGCGTATGCGTCGAATCAGCATCGAGAGGCCATCAGCAAGCGGCTTTCGCTGTTGCTCGAAATCGGTCGATGCACGCCGCATGAAGCGAAAGAACGCGGCGAGATGGTAAAGGCCGTGCGGCTTTCCCTGGACGACAAGGGCAGGCCGGCTGTCGGCGACCTGGAGAAGTGGATCGAGTGTCGGGAGGCTTGTCCGGCCGGTACGCACTGGGACCCGGAAATGCGGACGCGAATGTCCACGCTGGAAGTTGGCAACCCGCCGGCAGGCCTGACCGGTCCGTTGTCCGACGAGGAAGCAGAAGAACTTGCCGACGAAGTTTGCGGGAAGCCCAAGGCAACCGCTGGCACGAAGTAAACGAATCGCTCCGCACGAACGAACATCAACACGGCCAAGAGGCCGACAGGTGAAATATGGGTGCTTTTCCAGGTGTTCCGGGTGCAGCTGCTGACCGCACAACGATCGAACGCCAATTGTTCTGGGGCGGCAGACCTGCCCTCGATACAGTGCTTTGGATCAATGCGATCATCTTGTCTTCGACCGTCGACAGCGGAGCCTCGCCGACGACGATCCTTCGTCCCGGCCTGATCATGGGTAAGATCACGGCCAGCGGGAAATACACCGTTTGGGATATCACGGCCACCGATGGATCTGAAATTGCCGTCGCGTTACTGGCACGAGAACTGAAGATGACCGACGATGATGGAACGGCCGTCGATCATGCCTTAGAACTTGCCGCCAGTGGTCCGGTCGTCAACCGAGAGCTCATCGGCCTGACGCAGATGGCCCGGGCCCACATGCACCCGCGTTTCATCTTCGACGATGACTTGCACGGTAACCGCAATCCCTGGATCAATACGGTTGCCAAGACCGCCGACTACACCGTGGTGTTTGGTGACAACAACAAACTGTTTACGAATCAGGGAGCAACCGGCATCGTCATTTTCACGCTGCCGACGCTCACAGGAGCACGTGGCACGCGATTCCGTTTCTTCGCCGAAGCCGACTTCGACCTGAGAGTCAGTTCAGTTGTCGCTGATACCATGGTGGCATTCAACGACGCCGCGGCTGACTCAGTCTACTTCAGCGAAACAAACAGCGAAGTCATCGGTGGCGGCTTCGAGATTGTACCCAACGCCGATGAGACCAAGTGGCTCGTCATGCCGATCTTCGGATTCGAGGACCAGACCCTCACGATTGTCACGTAAGCGACCCGGTGACAGCCGGACAGTAGTAGAAAAATTAAGCACAACCAACGGAGGGTTTTCCCGTGGCTGCACTAAGTCAAATACTCGAAGCACTTGTTCTCACGAAAGTCGTTTCGAGAATCGCGGCGGCCAATGATGCCGTCTTGAATTTCATGGGCTTCCAGCCCGGCGGATTCAACGAGCAAAACTTCGGCCACGGGCGGATCGGTTCTTACCACGTCTTCAACAACGCGAGAACGATCGCCCTTGGCCGGGCTCCTGGCACGGCTGCGGGTCGATCGCGTAAGCAGGTGATGATCGAGGTGGCGTTTACCTATCCGCGAATGCACGATTCGATTGATCTGCTTGCCGAGCAGATTCACAACATCTCGAAGATCGACAACTTGGCCGCCCGCGACGTTGCCGGTGCTCAAATGATTTCCCGGCAGACTCGGTTCCTTGGCCAGAAGGCGGCTAACTGGCGGACTGCAATGACGGTCGGAATGCTGAGGGGTTCGCTTTTCCTTCAGCAGGAAGATCAAGACTGGTACTGGACCTATACGTCCGGTACGCCGTCGGCCGCCGTGACGGTCGCCGAAGTCAACTTCCGGATGCCGGCCGGCAACAAAGATCAGTTGAACATGACGGACCGGGCCGGCAACTCGATCTTCTCAGGCAACATCATCGATGTTTCGTGGGACAACGCGAGCGCCAACATCCCGCTTCACATCAAAAAGATCAACGAGGCTCGCGAAAATGTGGGCATCGGCCCCTTGACCGATATCCACCTCGGCAGTTCGCTTTGGGACAACGTGAGTCAGAACGATGCTGTTTCCAGCCAAGCTGGTATCGCGAATCCGCCGTTCACAACATTCGAGCGAGAAGTCGGAACGCGGCCGGACGGTTCGCCGATGCAAGAGATGATCGGCCGGATCAACTCTGCCCCGGGCCTCGACTGGCACATTTCGGATGCCGGGCTTGAACTCGGCACGCCCGGTAGCGAAACGTTCACCAAGCACTGGCCGACCGAGAGTGCGATTTTCATGGGCACGCCCCGGGCCACGGACAACTTCTCGATGTTGCTCGGATCGGAACCGATTGCCGAATTCGACGGCGGGCCGGAGGTGTTGAAAACCGGCCTGAATAGCTGGAGTGTCAAGCGGTCAGATCCGACATTGACGCAGTTGATGGCTCTCGACAACGCCCTGGCGGTGAACCACGATCCGTTCAGCATCGCCCATGGTACGGTGGTGTTCAGCGGCTAGGCCGAACAAACGATAACGACAGCCGACAAATCAAACCGATCAAATCGACAGAGGCAAGCCATGGGCAACGCCCGAGGATTCATCAACCGAATTCCGAACGTTTACACCAAAACAATCACGTTCGATGGTGACGCCGGATCGGGAGCGGTCGGCACGGTGGCGGTCGGCACGGTTACCGGCTCGATTTTGTTTCACCACCTGACCGCTCGCGTTCTGACAACGCTAGTCGGGGCGGCCACGTTGGAGATGGGGGTTGCGGGCAACACGGCAGCACTCATCGCCCAAGTGGCCGATGCGACCGACCTGGTCGACGGCGACTTCTGGACAGGTGCCAATTCGCCAGCCGGCGTTGGTGGAGCGATCATCGATAAAGGCGTTGAGGGCAACATTATCTTGACCGTGGCGTCGGTGCCGATTACGGCTGGCAAGATCGAAGTGGTTGGGTTCTGGTTGCCGCTGTCGGCGGATGGACAACTAGCCTAAGAGCCTTTGTTGAATTGAGATTTGCCATGGGAGCGTCACGGAGATTACTAACTCACACGCCGAACATCTTCGAGAAATCGATTACGTTTGATAGCGGTGCAGGATCTGGAGCGCTTGGTACAGTAGCGATTGGCACGGTTACTGGGTCCATTTTGATTACTCGGTTAACGGCTCGCGTTCTGACAACGCTGATTGGTATATCTACACTGGAGATGGGCGTTGCTGGAAACACGGCAGCACTTATTGCTCAAGTGGCCAATGTGACCACCCTGGCGGACGGTGATTGGTGGACGGGTGCAAATTCGCCGGTTGGAATCGGCGGGGCAATCATCGACAAAGCAGTTGAGGGTGATATCATCTTGACGGTGGCAGGGGTAACCTTCATTGGAGCTGGAAAAATCGAATTCATCATAGAGTGGTTTCCTCTTTCGGCAGACGGAAACTTGGGGTAACGAATTCTTTCTTGGCTGGTGATGATTCCGCGGGAAAGGCGGTCCGTACTGCGGGCCGCCTTTTCTTTTTGGAATTGGAGAGGTTGAATGAGCGGCTATTTCGGTGATATCGCGGAAGACGCAACGATCGACATCGGCTTCAATACGGCCGATACCGGTAATGTGCCGTTCACGTTGGCCGGTTCGCCCGTGATTTCTGTCTACAAAGCGAACGACGACGGGCAATCGACATCGGGTGTTACGCTGGAAGTTGATGCCGATTCTTTGACCGGATTCAATCGGGTTCGGATCGATGCATCAGCTGCTGCCTTCTACGCAGTGGCGAACGATTATAAAATTGTAATTACCACGGGCACAGTTGATGGAGTAAGTGCGGTCGGCCGGATCGTTGGCGAATTTTCAATTGAGAATCGCGGTGGCATTGTTGAGCGAGTCTGGGATCAACAACTGACCGGAGCAAACCACAATATATCGACATCTGCTGGGCGACGCTTACGGCAGATTCAAGAAAACCTCGGTTACGCAAACGGCGCGATTTGGATCGACACCGCGAATGGTACATCAGGTACCGAGACCTTTGAAAATGGCACCGTTGACAACCCCGTTGACAATATCGCCGACGCAAACAGTCTGGCAACAAGTCTTGGCATTGCTCGTTTTCAGATTCTTCCAGGATCATCTATTGACTTCGCTGACCCTGGAGCAGACCAAGAGAATCAAGAATTTATTGGGAAGCGATGGACTCTTGCACTTGGCGGTCGATCGGTATCGGGGTCGTATTTTGAGAATGCGGACGTTTCTGGTGTCTGTACTGGAGCCAGCGAGCCAGAGTTCTTTCACTGCCACATGGGGGCCGTCACGTTGCCGCCGAGCGATTGCGAACAATGTCTCTTAGAGGGCACGGTAACGATAGGATCGGCTGGCGATTTCTTCTTTGAGGATTGCAAAAGCGGAGTTGCTGGTACTACCACGCCGGTCTTGGATTTCGGCTCGGGCCTGAATGCCAGCAACGCAAACTTCCGTAGCTATTCAGGTGGTATCGAAATTCAGAACATGGGAACTGGCGCTGGCTCTTATAATATGAGCCTTGAAGGCGATGGGCAACTTGTTGTCAATGCGAACTGTTCGGCAACGTCTGAAATTTCGATACGTGGTCACTTTCCTATCAGCGGAGATGCAACGGCTATTGCAGCAATTGCATTTTCTGATGACGCGAGATTTACGCGGTCAGAAATGGCTGATGACGTGTGGGATGAGATAATTAGCACAAGTGCTCACAACACTGCGCAGTCTGCCGGTAAGCGACTTCGACAACTTGCGTCTGTTGTGATTGCAAATGATACCGCGGAAGTAAGTAACAGTCCAGCAATAAACCAGATTCAACTAGCGAGCGGAGAAAGCAGCACCGATGGTACGTTTGATCCTGGACTCGTTGGTCTCGTTGGTGGCACCGGAGCCGGACAAAGCAGACTAATTTTGGAGTATGAAGGCAGTACAAGATTGGCAACACTCAATCGCGATTGGAAAGTCGCACCCGATGGTACGACAGAATACATTGTCATGGCGAGTGCGGGAGGGATACATGTTAATGAGGGCCTCGCACAAGCCGGTGGAGCATCGTCTATCACGTTAAACACACTCGGATCATCTATTGATGATGTGTATAACGGTCAACTTGTTTTTCTTGTCAGTGGCACCGGACAAGACCAGGTCGGGCGTGTTATGACTTATAACGGAACAACAAAAGTTGCAATAATTGAGACAACTTCAGACGGATGGGCAACTCAACCAGATGCGACAACTGGTTATATCATGCTTCCGATTTTGGACATTATAGCTAATCGGTTTACGGGCATGACATCGATGACTGAGTGGCTTGGTTTGCTCGCTGGAAAGCAGGCCGCTGATGCAACGGCGTTAACGGAAATTAAAGCAACTGGAGCGGGGAGCGGAACCTACAGCGAGACAACCGATTCCCTGGAAGCGATTCGGAACAATCACGAAGGCGGAGGTGCCGACACCGTTACCGTTAACATTAAGGTCGGCGGTGTCGGCTTGGAAAACGCACAAGTCTGGATTACAACGGACGCGGCTGGAGCGAATATCTTCGCTGGTACATCTTTGACCGATAGCAATGGAGATATCACGTTCCTCTTGGACGACGGTAACACTTATTTCCTTTGGGCACAAAAGGGCGGGTTCAATCTCCCACAAGGTGAATCCTTTGTAGCTGAGGCGGATTGAGGGTTAGATCATGGGTAACGATTTTACAGGCGAAGCAGCCGGCGACCTTGGCGATGATCTTGTTGGGTTGTTGGATACCACATACTGCACGGTTACGGAACTACGTCGGTATTTGTCGGCTCAGGGAGTGACGGACTTTGCCGACCATAACCAAGACGGAGCGGCTGATAGTCAGGTGGTTGCCGATTCTATCAATTGGGCAACTCAGGAAATCGACATGCTGGCCTTGATGAGGTACAGCGTGACCGGCCTGACCGGTAGCAACATAATCGGCAAGTGGTGTATCGTAATGTCGGCATACTTCCTTTGCCAGCGCCGTGCCAACCCAGTACCTAATTCTATCCTGAATGAATTTGAGCGAATCACGGGCATGCCGGATGGACTACTTACGAAGATTTCAGACGGCCGGATGCAACTTCCAGGTGTGCCACTCCGTGCGGATCTATCGCCGTCATTCAGTAATCTGACGGTTGATCGAAGATGGCCGCACAGTACGATTCGCGTAACGCGGGAGAACAGCAGTGATTCGCCAACCGAACTAACGCAAGATGTTCATCGGCATCATCACCGGGGCATAGGCTGACATGGCCGCAATCAACTTCAGGGGCTCGCGAGCCGACGTTTCCAGAATCGCCCAGCAGTTGGCGGGGATTCTGTCGGGTCGCGAACCGGACACGCTGGGAATCGGCCGCGGGTTTCTACTGGCGTTAGGTTTTGCGGTTCTGTCGAGTGTGAAAGAGGCTTACGTCATCAAGGCCCGTGGCGGTACGGATGCGATGGGCATCAAGTGGCCGAAGTTGAAGCCACAGACCATTGCAAATCGACGGGTTGGGCCGGGCGACATCCGGAGCAGTGCCTTGATTCGGGAACGAGAGAAGGTTAGGAAACGGGAACTGGCCAGGATCAAACGGGAATTCGCCCGGCAAGAGGGGCGGCTGTTCGAGCGGTTCCTGCTTTCGCTAGACGCAAAGGAAGCCCGGAAGCGTGCCCGGCAGATGGCATCGGCCAGGGCGACACGGGCGACTGGACTGACGAAAGTGCAAACGCTGGGGGCCCGAATGGTTGAAATCTTACGGGATACCGGCGTGCTGCTGAATAGCCTTTCCCCTGGCCGATTAGCCGGCGAAGGGGCGAACGTGGTCTATAGCAAGCCAGGCGGAGAAGGCGGCCAGGATCAGGTTGTTGACGTATCGCCGGGCGAGTTGATTGCCGGAACGAATGTTGCTTACGCGGCTACTCACCAATTCGGTGACCCAAGCCGAAACATTCCTCGCCGGCAAATCCTGCCTGACAACGAAAGCCAGGTGCCTGAAGTTTGGTGGGAGGATTGGTTGGATATAGCCGTACGGTCACTGGAAGCCGGAACGCGGCTGCTGTTCGCCCAGGGTGCTCGATGAACGACGAAAGTCAACTCTTGACGGCGATGCGGAATCAGATCCGGACGGAACTATCAATCCAGAATCGCCAGTGTGACGTTGAATTCGACGAAGAAGTGCCGGCCATCGTGGGCGATTTTTACATAATCGTGATGCCGGGAACGATCACGCCGGGCCCGAGACAAGATACAAGTGGCGGGGTAATCGACATAGTTATTTCTGCCGACGTTTCGGTCATGGTGAGAATCACGGCCAAGCCGGTCGACCGACAGCGGGAGAAATTTAACGCGGCCATCGGGTCGATTAACGCGAGACTACAACAGGTGTTCGACGCAATTGATTTCAGTTACGTTACGATGAACGCAGCGAATACACTCATCGGCTCGGATGCGTTTATTGAACCGCCGCGGTTTGCCGGTGTCGGTCCAGTGCGAATCAAGGGCGGTGAATTTTTCAAAGCCAGCGGGTCCGAAGAAAGGGCCGGCCTGATTCGCCGGATGAGTTTCGGCGGTGCCCGAAGCGTGAAAGTGAGAACCTAAAATGAGCGAATCGCAAATCCAACAGTATCCCTATCCGGGCCGAACTGACAAGCAGCCGCTTGTTTGGTCCTGCTCGAATCCGAAATGCGTGGAGGACTTCAAAATCTTCACGTTTGAATCGGACCAGCCGAAATGCCCAAAATGCACTTGCGAGGGGCCACCGGTAATTCAGTTGCAGGCGTTGATTCACCTGCTCGTACCGGATAAGGCTGGTAAGATCAGGGGCATGTATGGCCGGTACAAAATCGCTTGTGACCCCAAGCGGGCGTTCGTTTCTACCGGCAAGGAAAACGAAGTCGGCACGGACGACATCAACGCGGCGAATTGCCCCGACTGTTTGAAGTTTGGCAAAAAATCACGGATCGTTGACGCCCTTGGCCGGCGAGTGAGCTTGGCCGATGTGTCGGTGGTTGCAGCACAGGAGTAGTAAGAAATGGCACCGTTTACAGCCGGAAAATATGACGGGACACTGGCCGCTGGTGCTCTTGGTCAGACCGCCGACGGACTCCGAATCCAGCACGAAGTATCCAAGCAGCTGATCATTGGCGACAACTTCGGGGATGGCGTGCAGGATGCCGTCTACCGTGGCATGAATATGTTTGCTGGTTTCACGTTGCTGGAATTTGAGGCGGCCAAAGCTCAGGCGGCGTTCTGGCCGTACAGTACGACGTGGTTGGACATGGGTGTGATTGGCCGGCTCGATGTTGCGACTGGGAGCAATCAAGCGGCTGTGGCCGCAGCACTCATTTTTACTGCCCTTGCGAACACGCCGGCGGCTTTGGACGGCACGCCGGCAAGCTTCACGTTTCCGGCGGCCATCTTACGGGAGAACTTTCCTGTTGAAATACTGTTCGGGCCAGTGGCCCGCGAAGTGCCCCTCTCGATGAGGCTCTATCCAAACAGCTCCGGCGTTGTTGGAACCGTCACCTAGCTACTTAGTCCATGGCCAAAGCATCGCTCGAAATCGTGGTAATCGATTCCGGCGGGAATGTCCCGGCCGCGGCTACCGGTCCGGGTGGGGCCGTTGGAGGCGGGCCAGCGGTCGGCGGTGGACGACTTCGGCCAGGGCGTTCACGATCTAGCCGGCCGCCGACAGGTCAGTTTGTAGATGGGCCAGGTGGCGGTGGACCGTCAAGCCTTAGAGGTGTTGCGAGGGAGTTGAGTGCGGTACCGGGGCTCGGCAGGATTTCTGGCATTGCTGGCCGAGCGGAGCAGTTGAGCAATCTTGTGACTAGGTTTGCAGGGGTTGCGGGGCCGACTGAAGCCACCGGGACGGCTGGGACGGCCGCTGGGGCCCGGGCTGCTGGGGCTGCCGGGGCAAGTGCAGTTGCCGGCAAAGCTGGGGCTGCTGGCGCTGCCGGAGCTACTGGAGTTGCATCGCTTGCTGGACCGATTGGATTGGCTGCTGCTGCATTCATAGCAGGAACAGCCCTAGCTACAGTTGCCGTGAAAAAGTTTGCGGACAATGCCGAAGTGGAAGCCCGCCGGCTTAGTCGGTTCTCTGGCGAACTTGCTCTTGCAACTGCTCAGACTGACATCCGCCGGGAAATTGCCGATCTTCGACGGGCGAGAAGGATTGGGCCAGCAGCTGCTCGATTTGAAACTCGCCGAAGTCAATTGGAGACTGAAGTTTTCGATTTGATTACGGAAATCAAGGTTGTGGTTTTTCAGTTATTTGAGCAGGCTCAGCCATTAGTGGATTTTGTGTCTAAACAGGTGTCGGATATAGCTGGCATCCTTGCATTCTTGAATAAGTTTGAAATTGTATCTGATCTGATTAGCAATTTCATCAAAAACGTCAATCCGTTGATTTCTCTTGTGGTCGATATCTCAGGCTGGGTCCGATTCATTGCGGAATGGTTTGGGTTTGAAGGGCAAAAAGATGAGGATTTGCTAGATCCGTTTTTCGAGCAATTCGTCGCCATGGTTCAACAGGGAGCGGTGGTTGGTCCGGACGATGCCCGGGCGGCTGACATTAAAGTGGCACCAGAATTCCCAGCGGCGGTACCGCAGATTGCCGCCAATGAACTTACGTTTTCCCAGAAACTTAAACTGGCCATGGAGGGCAAGTTGCCGAAGGGACTTTAGCAGGTAAGCAAAACGCATGGTCATTAAAAAAACAACACGGATAGACAGTCAGTTTCGGACAATCATAACTCACACAGGAACTGTTGAACGTAACAGTGATATGCGATTTCTACCGGGAAACTTAAGTCCGTTTCGTGTTTGTCCGGCAGGTTTTATTCGCAAGCAGATTTGGATTCAGAATATATTTGAGCATATTGTTTGGTTCAAGATTGTCGATACTCAAATCATTTGCGACAATTGAAATGACCATCGCAGGCATCCAGCCCGGCAACCTCTTGAAATACAACGGTTTCGAGTTTGACGGTGCGTCCACGATCAACGCTGCTGTCAGATTCATTCGCGACGATGCGGACAGAGTGGTCGTTTATCAGGAAACCACAATCACGGCTAAGGCCATCGTTGTGCCCAATAGCGGCAACGCTTCTACCGACAAAGCCATGCAGGAAATCCGCCGAAAACTTGGAGCGGACGGTGGTATCTTGACTTTCAAAGATAAGGGATTTGGCCAAGATTTCGTCGTCAACAAGGGCAAGATCAAAGACGTAAAGTTTGGACCAAAACCGAAAATTCTATCCTGGAAACCGATCGGTGATACGCTGGCCGCAGAAATCGAATGGCAAGTTGTGACGCGATTTCCGGTATGTGAGAACGCGAAATTCAAGGACGTGCTTGCTTTGAACTATGACCATACAGTCGTGATTGACGACAAAAGTAATTCCACGCGAACCGTCACTGGTTACATCGAAATCGCACAGACGCGACGGGTCGGCCAGCAGTCGCTCACGCAGATTGCCGACAGTTTTCGCGGTCAGATTCGCGTTGTGCCACTGCCGGGGTTCAAGCGAACACAGAGCTGGAAAACGTCTCTCGACAAGTCGCGAGTTGACTTTTCGATTGTTGATGAGCAGATTAATAGCCGGAACCCATGGCCGCAATTTGTGACGGACATTTCCGCACGGCATGACGTAGCGATGTCGCGGTCGTCTGGATTTCAAAGCAGCCTGAACACACTCTCGGCCAACATTGAACTGATTCCGGGAAAGCCTGGGACCCTCGCCTACCTGATTTTTTTGCAGTTGATTCAAACTCGCATCTTGACGGCAAGGGGCAGTAGTAATCAGGTTGTCATGCTACAAAACGTAAACATCAGCGAAGACATCTTTGGCCGATCGTCGCGGTTCTCCGTGAGCTACCGCGTGTTGCACTGTTTGAAAGATTTCATGCAGCGAACTGGACTCTGGCAACCCCTTGGTACGAACTGGCAGCAATGGGCAACGTCAGTTTCGCCGATGTTCAATAATCGCGGCAACGCTGGACTAGCAGCCTCGGCTAGCCACGATGCGATTATCAGTCTATGCCTGCCCGGATCGACTGGCGGAGTGAATATCGATTCTCCATTACGAACGGAAAGGGATGTGGCGAATTCCCTTCCGTCACTTCAGAACCTCCGGCCGCCGGCAGCACGAAGTTGGCTGGCCTATGAGAATATAATCCAGCTTTTTGCAGATCGGCCGACAGTCCGGCAGTCGCCCATCCAATCGCCCGCCGATCAACTGGAGGAACAGACGGCATTGGGGACCAGCGATTTCAGTTACCCGGAGCAGTCCTCCGGCGTGAAAGAGGATATTATTCAGGAGGGCGGACAACCGACGTATTCCGCGTGGCTGATCGGCCATGCGGCCAGGGTTGGGTACAAGATCGTACAGCCGCGACTGAAGAAAATCGGCAAGGCAGCGGTTCGGGAAGTGAAAAATATCTTCACCGAAGGCTCGATAGCCAATATGTTTGGCCAGCCGGTCTTTGGTGCCTCTTGGAAAATCGGGTATATTTTAGCGGGTTCGCCGGGCAAGGTTCCGCCGGAGGACAACTTGAAAGAGTGTGTTGACGGCGGAAAGGGAACGGCGGAGAAGCCCGGCAAGACTGGAGAGGCTGCCGGAAGTCTCTCTGGCGGTGCCGGAGCCGGGGCTGGCAGCGGATTCAATGAAGTAGGGATACAGTAGCGGATTTTATCACTGCCAATTGAAAGGAAATGACGATGGCGAAAAAAGCGAAGCGGAAAAGGGCGGGCGGAAAGAAAGCGGCAACGAAGCCAGCCGAATCAACTGACGGAGTGCCAGTCTTCTCAGATGGCCGACTGAAGTTTTGTGTCGAGGGCGGTCAATCAGACGGCAAGAGTTTTCGGGTCGACATGCTCGACGTGCAAATAGTGTCCGACGAATTGGCGTTAAAGCACCGACTCGGTGACCGAAAGGGAAAGCCAAGCCGTGAATTTCTCGCCGACTTGGCCGGTGAATTCGACAGCCTGATTGGCAATGACATCAAGTGTACGCCCAGTCTGGCTTACTGGATATGGCACGCTGTCTGTAGCAGGATGGAAGAGTTGCAAAAAAAAACGAACTAGCCGCTGACATTTCGCGTTGTTACGGATTCGACGCGACGAAACTTGACCGAGAAACGCTGGCTGGGTTTGCGGCCAACATGCCGAGAATGAAAGCACAGGCAGCACTGGAAGAGGGCAGCTATGATCCCGCAGATGATCAATCCGTGTATCGATTGGTGCTTGCGGCCACTGGGAGCATCCAGGCAGCGAAACGTGCCGAAACAGAATCACTGAAAGTTCGCGTGAAACAGTCAGAAACGAAGTGAAAGCTATGAACCTATTCGCCAGAGCCGCGACGTGGTTGAAGAATAGAGACTGGTTACTCGGAACGCCGAAGACTGCGGACTACAAAGCGATTCCGCACAATATGTTCCAGCAGCCTCGCGACCTGCCGGTCTTCACGTTTCACACGATCCACGCAATGCTCATGGACCCAACGGTCCGGCTGGGCCTTGCTATGCGAATGGCCCCGCTGACTTCGGCCGAATTCGCTTTCAAGCAAGGGACGGACGAACGCGGCCAAGCGAAATGGGTTCCCGGTGTTCAAGCGAAGAAACCGGAGGTGGCTGAATTTGTTCTCCGGCAACTTCAAAGGATCTGGCAACACGATCTGCCTAAGATTCTCTCTGCTCAGATTTGGGGCTGGGCTGCCGGCGAAGTTGTCTTGCGATTGACGCCGGCCGGCATGGTCGAATTCGATACGATCCTGCACAGACACGCGAGGGACGTTCGGCCACTGCTTGGGAATGGCGAAGTGAAGGCGGTTCGGTTTCTTCGGGTTCGCGGGACGTCCGGGAATGTTGAATTGAGATTCCCAAAAAGCTACTGGCACGTTTTCCGGGACGATGAGGGATCGGCCCATAATATGCCGGTTTTGCATGGAGCGTATTCGCCGTGGGCGGATAAGTGGCTGAACGGTGGGGCATTAGACGTGCGGCGGTTGTTTATGCACATGCACGCGTATGGAGGAAATGACCTTACGTATCCGCCAGGCACAACAGACGACGGCGAAGGGAACCCAATTCCTAACCGCGATATTGCCCGTCAGATTGTGGAGCAACTCAAGGCTGGCGGGTCAACAACGCGGCCGGCACAGTTTGAACCGAATACCGGTAAGCCGATGTGGGAACTTACCCGGGCAACCGTTCCCGCAAACCCAACCCACATTCTCGAATACCCAAAGGATCTTGATGTTGAGATTCTTCGCGGCATGGAAATCCCGGATGACGTTTTGACTTCGGAAGGGACTGGGGCGTGGCAAGGCAAGCAGGTACCCATGCAGGCGTTTTTCTCTGGGCTGAATACATGGTTGACGGTGGTCGTGCGGGTGACGGTCAAACAGATTATTGAGCCGTTGGTGTTGTTGAACTGGGGCAAGCCTGAAGAGTTTGAAGTGATGACGAAGCCGCTGGACGTTCAGGCGATGGAAATCAACCAGAGGAATCAGCCGGAGGGGGCCGGGCAGGGCGGACAGCCGGGTCAGCCCGGGCAACCGCAGCCGGGGGCGGTGTTTGGCCAGCCGGGCCAACAACCGGGCCAGCCCGTTCGGCCGGGTCAGCCCGGGAATGGGCAGGGGCAACCGGGACAACCGGGCGTGCCGGCACCCAGAAGGCGATTCGGCCTCGATCCAATGGACCCGGTTCAAGCAGTCGGCGAGGGCGTTCTGTCGGCCGGCGAACTGGTAACGGCGGCTAAGGAAGCAATGAGGATAAGATTAGCCCGCCCTTTTGACGAATCGAAAATTAGTCGCGAGGGGAAAGGCACAGGCGAGGGCGGGCAATTCGCCGAGCAAGCGGGGGCAGACGTTGCAACTGAAAAGAAAGTATCAGATCGTGTATCGGCAACCATTAAAGACAAACAACTGACGCTCGGGAGCGGCGAATCCCTCCCGGGCCACTTACAAGGCTTGCGGATTCCGCCGGCGTGGCGAGATATAACCATTTCCCTTGACCCCAATGCCGCACTTATTGCCACTGGTTTTGACGCGAAGGGTCGCAAGCAAAGCGTTTACTCGGCTGCTCACAGTCAAAGTCGATCTGCGATGAAGTTTTCCAGGATTACGGAATTACGGCAAAAGTTCTCAGCGATTCAGGAACAAAATAGAGCGAACATCGAAAGCGAGAGCCCCTTGGTTCGCGATGCTGCTTCCGTTTCATCGCTCATTATGGCGACGGGACTCCGGCCGGGCAGCACGCGAGATACGAAAGCAGAAACACAAGCCTTCGGGGCAACGACACTAGAGGGTAGGCACGTTGTCGTATCTGGTACAAATGTGCGATTGAAGTTTACTGGAAAAAAGGGCGTACCTATTGACATACCAGTCAACAACCCGATGGTCGCTGCTTTGCTTCGCGAACGAAAAGAGTCCGCCGGCGATAGCGGCCGACTCTTTAATGTGAGCGATTCGCAATTAAGGGGATATGCAAAAACACTAGATGGTGGATCATTCAAGCCAAAAGATTTTCGCACCCATAAGGGAACGAGTCTCGCTGCCAATCTCGTCAGTCGAGGCAGTGTCCCTAAATCAGAAAAGGAATACAAGAGTCGAGTGCGAGAAGTCGCGAAGTCCGTGGCAGCGGCCCTCGGAAATACGCCGGCTGTTGCTTTGCAATCTTACATCGATCCGACAGTTTTCTCGAAGTGGAGACCAGCAGCATGACTACCGATCCTTTTGGCACGGGTGGTGATGTTCATTTTTTCGGTAACATCCCAGATTGGAGGACGGGGCTCGACGACGATGATCCCGACGATGAACTTGTCGAGACGCCCGAAGATGTTATCGCAGTTCTGGGTTTTGATCCGGCGATTGAATAATGCCACCTGAAGCTCAAATCCCGGCCACCGATCTAATCATCGGCCAGGGTCTAATCTCGGCCGAGACCATCGCCCAAGAACTCCGTTCTCGCCTCGTCCGCCGCCTCGCTGCCGAACGCGGCACGCTCCTGCCTGATCAGCTCCTCGGCATCGCTCGGGCCACCCTGGCCGAATTCGAGCCGATTCTAGCCGACAACCTCGCGACCGCCGACCTGGCCGCCTGGATTGCCGGGTTGGACCGGGTGGCCAACCGGCTCCCGGCCGCCGTGGTCGAATCCCTTGCCGCTGTTGCCGGGGCCGCCCAGCCCTCCATTTTCACTATATCCGGCTTGCTTGATGAACCCAGCCCAGTTATCCGATTCCCCCTAATCGACCAAGCCGCCCAATCCCTGGCCGATCGGTCGATCGTCACCCGGGCCGAATTCGACCAGCTGGCGGACGATGCCAAGCGGCGGGCGTTCACTGTGGCCCGCCAGGGGAGCGTAGAAACGATCGAACGGATCAGAGATGTCTTGGTTCAGGACATCCGCGAGGGACCCTCACTGGCCGGATTCCGCCGGGAAATGGCCGATTCTCTGGCGTCGGGCGACATCGGGGAGGCCCACCTGGAAAACGTCTATCGGACAAACATCCAGACAGCATTCGCTGAAGGCCACGACGCCTTGGCCGACAATCCCATCGTGGTTGCAGCGTTTCCCTTCCAGGAGATCCTGCCGATTGATGACGGTCGGGTTCGGGATACCCATTTTTCCCTGCAATTTCTCGGCCTGAATGGCACCGGCGTTTACTGGCGAAACGATCCGTTCTGGTCGCTTTTCATGCCGCCGATCGAGTGGCAGTGTCGGTGCGGCTGGAATATGCTATCAGTCAGGCAGGCAGCCCGGAAAGGCGTTCAGGCGGCCATCGAGTGGCTTCGCACTGGGGTTGAACCGGCTCACGAGTTTCGGTTACAGTTCATTCCATGGCGGCCCGATCCGGATTTCGTCGGAGGTCGTCCTAGCCGGAGTATCATCACAATATGAGCGACCGTCTCACCCTCGGTGGATTGACTTGCTGGAATCCGCGACACGCGGCCAAGGCTGCCGCCAGACTTGGAACGTCGACTGATTTCGTTGGCAAGGTTAGCGCATTCACTCTCCCGCTCGGTCGCGAGCCGGGCCGCGGTGCCGTTCTCATGGTCAGGTCCGATCTGGATTCGCTCGACCAGAACAGCTTCCAACAGTTGGTTTGGACGTCGGACTTTGACACCTTGACAATTCAGTCGCTCATAATCACGCGGGCGATTGCTCTAAACAAGGCTTTGACGACCGATCCGAATGCTCTTTTCATGGTCGAGTTGGCTGACAAGCGACACGTCTTTCCGTTTTCGTCGATCGACAGTCAGTACAACGTCCGGATGCCGGCACCTTCAGCACTCACCGGACCGAGTCTCTACTATCCTGAATCGCTCAACAGCGGGGCACTCTGGACGTGGGATACGATGGTAGGTGATATCTGGGATGAACTTCCGGATGATGCCGGGACAGCACCTTCGCTTCCGTACACACCCAATGGCGACCCTGACGGGTTCAGGTTCATCGGGGTTTCCGCGTGGCACGCCTTGCACGCAGTTTTGGACAAGTTGCAAGTTGCGGTTAGTTACGACCCGATCGAGAATGAGTTTTCTTTTGTTCGATTGGGCACGACACAATCGGGTCTTTCCGATTCTTTGGATGATCTCTTGGAAGCCGGCCGGCTGCTCTATGATTTCGATCCAACCGAATCCGATCTCGCCCGAATGCCGGAAACGATTCGCGTTTTCTTCCGACGCCAAGAGGCTCTTAATGACGAAGCATTTGCACACGGCACCGAAGACGATACGTCGCGGTCGGGCAACTGGGAATCATCGCCCTCGATATCCAAAGACGTTGCAACGGGGGTTTCCGGTGTTGCGGCCGGGAGTGTCTTGCCGGTGTGGGATGATCTTCCCGCCCTTGTTGACGATGCGGGGACAAACACGAATAGCGGTGCTCTCGTTACGCGGGCCAATGAAGTGGCTCAGAATATCGAGGCCCGGATCACGACAAGCGATGCGAGCCAGCGAAAACATTTTTCAGGTATTACGAAGGATATCCTGCCTGGTAGCGAAGTCGACTCGGTTGCTTGGCAGGATTTCGGGGGAGACCCGGGGTTGATTACAGTGATCACCCAACGGCAAACAGCTACGGGATTGCCGGATGCCAGTGGGCCACTTCGCCCGACCTGGCCGAGACTCCCGCAACTCGTTCAAGTGTTCACTTCGGGTGGGTCGGCGGGAGACATTCTCGATGCGAACGGCGATGGTTTTCACGATGCGAGGGTCGTGCGGTTTGCGGACGATAAGGTCGAGGTTTTAGACGACTGCTGGATTTTGTTCGTTGATGATTACGACAACAAAGCAGGAGCGCTAAAAGCGACTCATAGCGAGTATTACATCGGGCGGCTGTCGGGCATCGAGACTTCAAACGGTTCAACCCGGCCACTGTACTTGGCACGACGTGGCCCTTCGTCACAAGCAAGATGGGTTGAGTTTGAACTCGATGCTGCCCTTGCCATTACGGATGAAAGCCAAGAGGATTGCAACGTAAATAATTTCTGGGGCGGCACCAATCCAGGAGCTACGGTTACCGTTTTTAACCTGAATAAAAGCGGCGGTGACTTTACGTTTTTTGGCGATGCCGGCGACATTGGCCTTGCTGTCTATGACGAAATTGACAACGTGTATCGAATCGTACAACTGGAGTGTCCATAGTGAGTTGGTTTACCTGTCTATGTAAGTGTCTCGATTGCCAACTTGGTACAACGCCCGGACAAATTCAACTTACTGTTCCAGCTGGGACGTATGCGGATGCTACGTCCCCTTGCGACGAGGGCTGCGGTGGTCTTGAAGGGACGTTTATTCTGGATCAAACTGACGATGACCCATGCGTCTGGGAGCTAAACACGGGCATTCAATGCACAATCGGAATGCAGAGCTTTGAATGGTCTTATAGGATGTTCATTGTTACGGGTGGACCTTTTTTAGTCGTTGAGTTATTTGACCCGCCAGCTGATATTCACGTTCAGTTTACAAGTCCAGATTTCTCTTTTCCCTTAGACTGTGCGTTTAGTGGGCTTGCGTCAGACCACTTTATCAATAACCTTGATATTGGTTGTGTGTCGTCTACGGGCAAGACGGTTACACTTGACCTACCGCCATGACCAGCTTTTGTGTGTTTATCGCCGATGGAACTGGAATTCTGCGATGCAAGTTTTGCCCTAATAAAATTTATTCCGATGACCCGTCAACGGCTTATGCTGCTTGTAAAAATCCATCGGGACCATGCGGACAGTTAGGCGATTTTACCGGCAAGGAAGTTGACGGAAAGAGCAAGTGTGGTCGGGCACGGGCGAGGTTGTTTGCTTGCCAAACTCATGGGGAGTGTACCAAAAGGAAAAAAATCGATACGATGCCATGTTGCATTGGCTGCCAAGATTTCAAGCGAAAATCACCACCACCAACCAAGGAAATCGACTATGGCGAAAAAGTTGAAAGTAGCGTTTCTCACCCCAACACTCAATCAGACAGGCC